TGCTGATTCCTGAAAAGGAGTTTTTAATATATGATGGTGTGCAGGACAATCTTCAACAGACATGTGATGCCATAATTGCTTTCCGGTGTCGCCTCCACCTGTCATCGGTTCGCCAAGAATATGACTTTTTGAATAGAATACACCTGTCACTTTAGCTCGTGACACTCTCAGGTACATTCTGTCAACTGCATTTTTAAAAAACGCTGGTATACCTTCCGTTGGCCACATAACTGGTGTTGTTAATCCACTTTCATTAATGGAAATCAAACCACCAAAACTATTAACAAATCTACGGCAAGCATGGCAGACGTAATGTTGTCTATCTGTGGGAAGACTATCCAGAAATAAATCAAACAAATTTTCAGAATCTGTCATAAAAAGCTTTTCACTAGAACTGGCACTAAAGTTTTTCCTGATCTGAGAAGAAAATTCATTATACTCATGGTCATGATCACAGGTACTAACAACTGTTGTTTTCATATCGTCTCCTATTTAATTTGTTTGTGAATCTTTTTCTTTCCCGCTAAAAATAAATCAATAGCTCTACGAATACTTTCTGCAGGACGTGTTCCAGTCTCTTTGAAGTATTCTTTAAGCTCTTTGATTTGTCTTTCTTCTAAATGCACGTTTATTCTTTTCATGTTTTCATCGTATGCTTTGGTGTGTATGTCTGTCAACAACTATTTAATCTCCAAATACCACTTAAAAATATCGATTGATTCATCAATAGACCTTGAAATCTCACAACAATAACCAGCATCCTGAAGCCTTTTAAACCAAGTCTCTTGACCTTCCCTGATGTATCGAACGATTCTTGTATTTTTTATATAGATCGGTTTATCTTTGGTGAGTTCCCCTTTTTTAGTTTTATGCTCAATATAAAGCCCGTGGAAATCTTTTGAAGGATAAGCAAGGCAGACATCAAGTACCCCTGCCTTTACACCTTCAGCTTTTAAATTGGCCGCTTCTTTTTCGTTTCTACTGCCTCCGTTTGGGATGGCGTAGGCATTGTATAAAGCAGGATATCTATTTTTCATTAGATTTATCCATTGGAATACTGCTACTTGGATTTGATGTTCTTCTTTTTTCATGGCTTAGTATTTGGAATATCCGTAGTGAATGAAAATGTTATTTTTGTATCTTTCCCGCATTTGTCACACTCCCACTCAACTTCATATGTGTGAGGGACATCAAACTGAAAGGAAAGTGCATCAATATTTCTTTTGCCACAATGGGCACATTTCCAGTTAAATTTAGTCTTTTTCATTATGGAAATATTCTCACAAAAACAATCCGATTAACCCGATTTTAGTATTTCCTTCTTTACTGATAATACTTTTAATCTCAAAAGCTTTCCCGTTTAGAATTACTATTCCCTTTTTCATTTCTGGTGGGCGTTCTTTGATTATGTACATCTTACTTCCTTTGTGGATGCTTTCACCCATTGAGTTTATTTTTATCATTTTTTATCCATTTAAGTAATTCATCAGCAGAAGGATTCCCGTACTGTGGAAATTTATTATCCCATAATGAAGGTCCTAAATCCCTGACTTGCCAATTTGCTTTATCACCGTCTTCTGATCGCAAATAACAATATCTATCATCTACAGTTGCTATAAATTCAAGGTTTTCACCAAAAAGACAACCATCTATATTCATTGAGATAACATCTATTCTTGTATTAAAAAGAGAAAGGGATTTTCCTTTGTTCTTATCTTCTGGGATTAATCCTGCAAGTTCATCATATAAATCTTTTCTGAGCATTATCTTGTTCATTGTTGACCCATGCTCTTTTTGATACTTATTGATTGCTTCGAATAGTTCAGTTAATTTTGACATTCTTATCCTGTTATATAAATTTGTCCGGTTCCTTTGCAGACATTGCATGGCCCTTCGTTTTCTGGATATGCATAATTCCACCACCCAGTACCACCACACTCTGGACATCGTGTTTTATAGATACCGGTTTCATCTGGGTAAATGTTTATTTCCCGTTCAATCTCCCTTTTTCTGCCGGTATAAAGTATCGCTTTCATTTTATTCGTTTGTAGCTATAAGTCCCCTTAACCTCTCTGTTTAGAAATGATCCGATACTTTTTGCATTGCTGGCTTTGATTGAAACATTTTCAGGAACATCTGAATATTTATAGACACTTAAATTTGTAAAATGTACATACAAGTTATTATCATCCCACATTATTTTTTCAACATTTGAGGAATTGAATATCTTTTCTTTCCTTGGTGGTTTTTCTTCAGGTTTAACCCACTTATCATCTTCCGTTGCCTTATCCCACCGTTCCAAAAAACGTCTAAATTCTTTCCGGTCATCAGCATCAAACATGCAATCACCTGTGAAAATAGCTGCGTCGATACTATCAACTGATTCAGCTAAAAATTCGTTGTTAAATTTCATTCATTCTCCTTTTAAAACATTAATAATCAATAACCCCTGCTTCTGAAAAATGCATTCTGGCAGATTTCATCATGAAAATAATTGCCTTTTTCATCTTTTATTGTTTCTTTGTTTTTTTTATCAAGATCAACTTTGCAATATGTACAAATATCTTCGTCTTTTGGGTTTAATATTTTTTGAATTGCGATTGTCATTGATGCACCTTTAAAACCATCATTTGAACCTCTCTTAGTGCCTCATCATCACCGTCAACAAATTTTTGAATTTCATTTTCAGGTACTCCTGATACCATTGAAATGATATCAATTGCGTCTGGATTTCTTTTTACTGCCGCTTTTAATGATTCTCTTAAACCGGTTTTATTTACCACTTTTCCCTCCAAAATTAAACGATGTAATGCGATGCTTCCTGAACTTCAGTTTCTGTTAAATCATGCTTTTTAAACCACTTTCTGGAATTGCCGGACGACCTTTTGCAAGTGATCATGTTTTGACCGGATAAGATTTGCAATAAAGTATATGCTTTCTTACTTTTCATTAGTCCTACTATTTCAGTTATCTTCGCTGCTACTATCCTTTCACCTTTTTTAAGTGAGTTGATATGATCTGTTACTTCCTTTGCATTTTCGATTCCTTTCCCGTAGTTAATTGAACAGGAATTTGACCATGATCGGCTGCTTGCTGGTGAGTATGATTTCATTGGTCTCCAGTGGTTGGTTGTCTATTATATCGCCTTAGTTTTTTGGTGAAAATTCCTTCAGCTTTTAATTCATCTCTCAACTGAAGGATTTCTTCTTTTGAATAGTCATCTGTATATGTCCAGATTATCTCAATATTAACGTTGAATATTGGCGCCAATTTCTTGAGATATTCTGTCGTTTTTGGGAATTTCATTTATACGATTATAATTTCTCTTGAATTGTTAGTGCATAATTTTGGGTCTTCATGAATACCGTACCACCTTAACCACCAATCCCCTTTTTGGTTTCCAGCTTTCCACATTTTGCCTGGATATACACCTGATGGTTGGCTTCTGGAATATTCATGAAGGTTTTTAAAATTTCCTTCTGTCATTAATGCATGAGTGCTATCAATTAATATGTTTTCTTTATCTGGCTGATCCCAATGTTTTCCTAATGGGTCTGTCATTTCTGGTATCAATTCTTCATAACCACAATCACAGGGTCCATTAGTCATAGCTGGCATGTTGTAGACTGCACAATCTGAGTCATGTTGTTTTTTCACTTCGTCTCCTTAAAATTCATATTTCAAAATCTTTGATGCCAAACCGGCTTCATCAACAAAGATTCGCTTAGGTGGTGTTAATTTAGACCGATACCCACCGTTGAAAAAGTTTGTGATGTCGAAAGGGATATCATTTCCAAGATGATTTTTTAGCCAGGTAATTCCATCGTCATTGTACTCAATATCGGCTCTTGGCTTAAGCCCTTCACAAATATATTGAGCAGATATCGCGTTTTTATTCTTTGATGGCTGGCACATCATTCTTTTTACAGTGAACCATTTTGGTTCGGAAATAAGAGAGTTTAAATCAAGTGTATCAAGCGTTCTGTCTTTCGGATCAATTTCTTTTACGGGGAAAATATAACCGCAATGAGGACAAATTTTCATTCTCGCATGTACCATCATTTTGCAACCATGACCTTTACATCTTTTGAATGGCGGTTCGTCTGTATCTTCACTTGCGTATGATTCGATCTGATCAAGGGGACCATGCAAGCCAACGTTTCCTGAGAAACAGAAGTATTTAAAACTATATTTTCCTATTTCTTTACAAACTCTAAAACCACGTCCGCCCATTTGCCCATATCTGCCAGGGGATGCCGTTGGCTTTCTGTCGTCAATTACTTGGATATTTGGAGCGTCAAACCCTTCGACGAACATATTAACGCTTACCAGAACCCTTATCTTACCGGATTTAAAATCTTCTATTAATTTTTTTTCATCACCTTTAATTTCTGAGTGGACAACAGCAATCGATTTTTCACCTTGATCAATATAACTCTGTGCGATTAGTTCACAATGTTTAATATTATGCGCAAATGATGCGATTGACTCGTGGGGTAAGCTTCCATCTAGTACAATCTTGGTTTGGCGCTTAATTTTATCTGGTATATTTACCCGTTCATCAAGTTGTTGCTGATTGTATTCAGTATCATTTTTGGTTTTTATTATCTCAACACCCGTCGTATCAATAAGAGCTTTTTCATCTTTTATTGGTGGGTTTATCGGCTTTGATATATATTTCTGAGCAATCAGTTCTTTTACATTGGCTTTGTAAATTAAATCGTCAAAAAGTAGGTCTTTTGATGGCCCCCATATTTTACCCATTGTCATTCTAAAATCATGAGCAGTTAATCCCCCGACCCTCATATCAGGATTTATGTCATAAAGATCTTCAATAAACTGTTTATACATTACTGAATCGACCATATTAATTGCGTGGCATTCATCCGGTATTAAAAAATTAACTTTACCAATCTTTTTTGCGTCTTTATAAACACTTTGAATACCTGTAAACAGCACTTGTTTATTAAAATCTCTCCTGCCTAGTCCTGCTGAGTTTACGCCGAATAAGTGCGATCCTTCCTTCCATAATTTTTTTGCGGTTTTATGGTCTTGGTCCACAATATTTTTGGTATGAGAAACCATCAAAACTCGTCCTTGGTAATCACCTGCAAATACTTTTACTTGACCAGCCAATGTGTATGTCTTTCCGCTACCAGTAGGCTGTACAATTACACCATTCCTTTTTTTTTCTTCTACTAAATGTTTTATTGATGCCTCAACAGCTTCTCTTTGGAAGTAATAAAAATCTTTAAAAAATTGATCCCCTGATAAACTGATACTTTTCATCCCTTGTAATCCCCGATAATTCCGTTATTTCTTCTACTTCTTTTAATGAATAGTCTTTTTATTTTATAACTTATATTATATAGACCATACAAAGCAAGTAAAATAACGATAGCAAGAAATATTTGTCCGATTGTGTGTGGGTTCATTTTATATCTTCCAGATTTTTAGGAATATAAACAGTATCATGAATTAAAATTAAAAGTTTTGCGGCTACATCTGTGCTTTCAATACCTGCTATTTCTTTTGCTTCACCAAGTTTTTTGCCGTCACTAAACATTGCCCTATGGAAAGCACGTTTTTTAAATATTGGAAGTGAGTTTGCGGCATCTGTCGATTCTTTATCAAAATCCGCTGCTGTTTTATATTTAACTTTCATAAAATAAACGGCCATTTCTGACCGGATTGAGGTTTAAAGTCCAAGTTCTTTGTTTAAATCAGATACGGGAATCATTGGAAGATACTTAAATTCTTCCGGTGGAAATAACTCAAGATAAACAGCGTAAGCTTCCGGCCATCCTTCAAAAAGTTGTTTTG